GTACCGTTATGCAAAATCTGCCCCGTTCCAAGGCCACCGTTCAAACCAGCCTTTGACCAATGACCAAATTGCTTACTACGCCCCCAGCGTAGTGGCTGATGGTGCCCATGAGTCACGCGGTGACCGCTATACATTCATCCCTACCATTGCAGTGATCGACGGTCTGCGCCGCGAGGGCTTTCAGCCCTTTGAGGTTCAGCAAACCCGTGTACGCGACATCAGCAAGCGTGAGCACACCAAGCACATGGTTCGCCTGCGCCACGCCGATGCCGCCGCCTCTGACGGTGAAGTGGGCGAGATCATCCTGCTCAATAGCCACGACGGTAGCTCCAGCTACCAGTTGTTGTCAGGCTTCTTCCGTTTTGTTTGCAACAACGGCTTGATTGCCGGCGACGTGACCAACGACATCCGCGTGCGCCACAGCGGCAACGTAGTGGACAACGTTATCGAGGGCGCCACACGTATCCTCGACGACCTGCAAGTGGCTCAGGAGCGCTTGGAGACATTCAAGTCAATCACCCTGTCCCCTGACGAGCAGACCCTGTTTGCTAACGCCGCCCTGTCCCTGCGCTGGGAGCAAGATCAAGCCCCTGTGACTGCTGACCGCGTGCTGATCCCTAACCGCTGGGATGACCGCAAGAACGACCTGTGGACAACGTTTAACCGCGTGCAAGAGTCCTTGGTCAAGGGTGGTGTACATGGACGCGCCAAGACAGGTCGCCGCCTGACTACACGCGCCGTGGGTGGCGTCAGCGAGAACGTCAAGCTCAACCGTGCTCTGTGGTCATTGGCTGATGGCATGGCTAACCTGAAGCAAAATGTCATTGACATTGAGGAGCTTGTTGCCGCATAAGTCAAAGTAAAAGGTGGGGGGCTTTTGCCCCCTGTTTTTTTGCTGACAGAAACTAAACTTTAACCATGCGAAGAATAACCCCCGAGGGCCCATTGCGAGACTTCCCACTTGAGGTGGGTACGCTTTGGCGCAGTCGCAATGACGAGCCCGAGCAAGAGGTGTTTGACCGCCTGCCTGAATGGATGAGGCCTCAGAGTGAGGACAGGGACACCCTAATTGATTTGGAGCGCCTTGTGCCCGCAATTTTGGAGGGCTTGCGCCCCAAGGAGCGAAAAGTGCTTTGGTACCGTTTTTGGGGTGATTTCACTCTTGACGAAACTGGCAAGGTGCTCGACGTTACAAAAGAACGAATACGGCAAATTGAAGCAAAGGCTTTGCGCAAGCTCAAGCACCCCACGCGCAGTGAATTGCTTCACCCATTTGTAGATCAGTGCCCTAAGCATCGGCGAATGATTCTAAAGAGTCAGGAGGTTTCGTCAGAGGTAAAATTAAAATTAGCGGAAGAGATGGCGCAAAAGTATCAGGACGTGCTAGACGCTTTAGATCAAAAAGATAAGCGCCGAGCCATCAGGGCTGTGCTGGACGCTGAGTATCAAAATTGGTTGAAAAATAATTAAAAATTTTGTCAACCAATTCGGTTTAAAATGCGTTATAGTATGGTCTCAAGACAATTTAACAACCAACAGCGAAGGATTTAAAATGAAATACAAAGGTCAAGGAAAAAAAGAATTTGTAGTCGTCATCAAAGATGATGATGGTTCTAAGCGTGTGTTTTCGCACCCTGTCACAGAAAAAAGTGCCGTGTTTATGATCCTTGGGTCATCGCTTCCTTTGGATTATGTTGCAGTTCGCCACATTGAAGAGCTTGGCATCAAGCCCAACAAAGCATGGCAACACAACGCGCCCATCAACCCCCAGTTTGCTGGCGCACAGCCAGCCCGCGCAGGCGAGGATTATTGACATGACAAACAAAGACTACAAAGAGGGCTTTGATGGCGGCATCGACTTTGCCCTCACTTTTGTGGGTGAGGCTTACGACACCAAGTTTGCCGACCTTAACGAGTTGGTTGAGTTTATTGAGCGCATAGAACAGGCACTTAAGGCCGCTCAGCGCACCGCGCAGGAGGACGCGTGAACCACCAGCACTTCACCGAGCAGGCACGCATGAGGCTTGCTAACTACGGCGCCAATGAGCTTTCACGTGCATTGGCTGACTGTTACGAGACCCTGAAGGTGGGAGGCTACGAGTCTGACCACCCGTATGGCATCAAGCTTTGGGCTGAGATTGACGCAATACGCGAACGTCAAATGTTCTTGCACAAGAAGGATAAAAAGCAGTAAAATCAACGTGTCTAGGGTGCCTTGGTACCCGCAACACGCATGGGGATTGGTGGCTCTGTACAAGCCATTTCGGTACAGTGATAGAGGTAGGCATGAAACCATACCCTCGCAGTCCCCAGCCGTGTTGGTCAAACCCGAAAGGCGCAAGCCCTGAAACTGTCCCTGTGAAGTGGTGCATCACGACGAACGGGTTACCCTTGCTGGATTCATGGGGCTAACAACTTAAAAAGCGAATACACTCAGCGCCATTGCAACCCAACTCGGAATAGGGATCATGCCTGAAACGTCAGCATCACAATCAAAGACTGCTAAGCCGCGCAAAGTAGCCGCGCCCGCGCCCGCCAAAAAAACCCAAACGGTAAAACGCACTGGAAGACCCAGCAAATACTCACCCGAGATTGCTAAGGTGATATGCGAACAACTGAGTGAGGGAATACCGTTAAGACAGATATGCAGAGAGAACGATGGATTCCCCGCTTGGAGGACTGTCTACGATTGGATGGCGAAGGATGATTCTTTGGGCGCTGACGGTGTCGGGCTTTCTGCATCCATCGCACGTGCGCGAGACATTGGCTACGACGCCATTGCTGAGGAATGCTTGCTGATTGCTGACACCCCCCAGTTTGGGCAGAAGCAGGTGATGAGTGATGAGGGCGCCACAACCACAATTGAGGACATGCTCGGGCACCGCAAGCTTCAGATTGAGACCCGCCTGAAGTTGCTGGCTAAGTTTCACCCTACCAAGTATGGCGACAAGCTGGGCTTGCATGGGGTGGAGGGCGCCGCCTCCATCAAGACCGAGGACACTGGCACAAGCCGTCTGTTCGAGTTGGTGCGCAACTTGGAGATGAAGACCCGTGCTGGATCTGCTTGACGCCGCAACGGCTAAGGAGTTCATGGCACGCCCTGAGCTTGACAGGCTGGCGCACATCAAGCACTTGGAGTGGGTCGCAAATGCCCACCCCTATCAGATCCCCCCTGACCTTGAGCAGGACTACACCGTGTGGCTCCTCCTCGCTGGGCGTGGAGCCGGCAAGAGCCACGCTGGGAGCCATGCCCTGTGGTGGTGGTGCTGGACGCACCCCAACAGCCGCGGGCTCGTCCTAGCCCCCACCAGTTCGGACGTCAAGTTCACCTGCTTCGAGGGAGTGTCAGGCTTGCTTGCCAACATACCCCGAGAGCTTGTAGTCAACTACAACAAGCAGGATCACGTGATTGAGCTTGCCAATGGCTCGACTATCAGGGGCATCAGCGCTGACTCGTATGAGCGCCTGCGCGGCCCCCAGTTCCACTTTGCATGGTGTGATGAGCTTGCCGCCTTCCAGTATTTGGAGGACGCGTGGAACATGATGATGTTCGGCCTGCGCCTTGGCGAACGCCCAAGGGTGATAGCCACAACAACGCCCAAGCCTAAGGACTTGATCCTTGACCTAGTGGGGCGAGAGGGTGACGACGTGGTGGTTGACCGCGCCAGCACCTACGCCAACATGGCCAACCTAGCACCGAGCTTTGCCAACCAACTTGAGCAGTACAGGGGCACCAAGCTCTTTGAGCAGGAGGTCATGGGCTCCTTGGTTGACCTCGAGGATGGCAAGGTGGTCAACCGCTCCATGTTCAAGCTATGGCCTGCTTTCACCACCGACGGGCACCCTAACCCGTTTCCTGACTTTGAGTTCATTGTCATGTCGCTAGACTGTGCGTTCAGTGAGAAGACCCACAACGACCCTACCGCCTGCACCGTGTGGGGCGTATTCAAGCCGCTGGACGCCCCTATGTCTGTCCTGCTCATTGACGCATGGGCTGAGCACCTGAGCTTCCCTGACCTGAAGCCTAGGGTTATAGAGGAGTTCTACACCAGCTATGGTGAGGGCA